GTCATTTCGTGATAATGCGCATTATTTCTTTTGTTAGCATCATCCCAGCGTCGAACATCTTCACGCATTTTTTGAGCTTTGACAGAGTCTTTTTCAGCCATTAAACCAAATCCTTTTAGTTATTTTTGACAGTATGCATAAATAAATAACAATTTGCTATACAAAAAATCCTGGACGTGCTAATGGCAATTGCGGTGGAGTGAGATTCAATGATGATTCGTACGTGCCTGCGTAAAATGTAAGCATTAAAGCATCGGCAGTATCGGGTGAAGGCATACCACGAGCCTTCATTTGATCTTTCCCTTCTATCTGTAGCAATCCATTTGATGTGTGCTTGTAACCCATTCCACATAAGTCACCGTGTAACTCATCAGAATCTGGTATTTGAACAGGCATTTCCTGACATAGCCATTCGCGCAATTCCCAATAAAGCTCAGCACGCAAATTTCTGAACTTATCTTTTAAATTGGGCGTTCTAGCCACATTAACACCTTCGACTTGCTCATATCCCAATTCACGCATTCGATCTACAATGCCAGCTCCAATGCCTATACAATCTACGTATATCTTAGATGGTTGCTCAGATTTGATAAGTTGAACCAATCTTCCACATATTTCCATAGTGTTATGATTCCGGAATGATTCCATCTTATAAGCAAGTCTGCCACGCCGTCTAATAATACAAGTCCTATCATTATTCCCAATAGCCGGATCAACACCTATAATTAAATTAGTTTCACTCTCAACCACTGCTTTTCGCGCTCTCATAACATGCTTAGCATTAATAAAAACATTGTCTATCGGGTTTCTGAAGGCTTCTTCAGCCGTCATAGGGTATTCTTGCTTAAATAATTCTAAGCCTGCCTCAAGATCACCGGATAAGCTTGATATCTTAACCCTACGCCATTCCATATGATCGATAGTTAAGCCGTCTTTGTAATATAATGCGTATACCTCTTCTTCTTCGTCGGTAAGTTTAAAGTTATAAGTACGCGATTTATATTCATCCTGCCAATACCAAGGAACGAATATGGCCTGATAATCACTTGCTCCACTAGATGCACTACACCACATCTTATGAAAGAAATTACCAATACCATTTGCAGTGCTTTCAAGTATTATTTCTGTTTCGGGTTCACCTGATATAGCTTGCAAGACGCCGGTAGCATGATCGTCTGTATGTTCCCAGAAGGCGCATTCTGAACCATGGAAGAGCTGAATCGTCTGGCTTCTACCAGTTCCTTTATTACCAGCAGTACCCACGCTGTAGCCACTATCGAACTGGCTAAAACGAAGCTCCTTAGCACTTGATTTATCAGCTTTTGGACACAATCCTTGTGGTAAATTGTCATAATACCTCTTTGTCATCTCGAATAGATTTTTCGTGGCTTCCGCTTCATGCGTCAGAATAAAAGCTTTTTTACCTTTCGTAGTTATTACTCTATGTAAATACCTTGCTTGAATCAATGTAGACATGCCTTGCTGCCGGCCTTTGAGTAAAATTGCCCTAACTTTTCCTGTTTCTCTAAGTTGCGTTTCGAGTCTGCCATGAACAAATAGCTGCGCTTTGTTCAAAGTAAACTTCTGAGGAGTGCCAGCCTTCGTCCTAATCGTAAAAAAAGCTGGTGCGAATTTTGTGAGGTCTAATAGCTTTTCTTTTAAGCTAGAATCCATTAATCACCCTTAGAGAATTTTTCTAATCGTTGCAAAAAATCATTTACAATATCCGTACTATAATCTTGTAAATACTCTTGTAGCTGTTCCTCAACGCATAGGAAAAAATCTTTTTTAACTAAGAATTGAAGGTGACCGGTAAAATCTGCATTACTTATAGCATTTTCTACGATGGGTTCGATAAAGGATTTTATTTTTTCACGTAAACATCTATTGGCTTCTTCTCTTATAAATTCCTCGACCCTAGCTTTAACCAATTCTTCAATTACGAATTGAAGATGTTGATTGCTCAAATCTTGTAAAGATTTTACTTTATTATTAATTTCAATATGTATTAAATCCTGCAATTCTTTAGATATTTCTCTAATTGACATGCTTTTCCTTATGTTCCATGTAGAACGTTATTTGTTTTCTTCTTTCTCTCTTTTTTTCTGAACTAATACAGCCATATCTAAGCTGCATCTAAATCCACATCCCTTGTGAATCCAATGCATGATGTTGACTTTCTGCCATCCATTTTTGGCAAGATAGGCTTCTTTTTCTTGGTCTGTCATAGCTTTTGAGCCAATTGTTCAAGTAAAGTTAAAATCTTCTCGTCGCGTTCTTTTTCTTCAGCGGGCTTCGCATTAGCCCATTTGCCACGTGTTCTGAGCCAAAACTCTCTTTGTTGTTTATCTCCTTTCAGCGCATCTCTATAGACTGCATTTGATAGGGCCATTGTTTTGTTCATATATGTTTCTGACAATTCTTTTGAGTAATGTTTTTTTAGAGTATTGATAGCTATATCTAGATAGGATGCTATCTGAGATTGAGTAAATCCAGCCAGGATAAAGCCTTCGACCATGGCTTTTGATTTTGCTGTTGGCCTATGTTGAGTGGGCTGTTCTCCGCCGTCATTGCATCTATATTTGTCCATTTTGGCCCTTTCTGTATAAATTGTACACTAATTGATCAATCCATAGTATATAATATAATCAATTTAGCATTAGTTAATTTTTTTTAAAAGAATTATTATTTTTTTTGTTGACACTTTTTCTAATTAGTTGTATCTTTGTCAACACTGAATACAAACAAACATATATTATACTACAAATTGAGGATAAATAAAGGAAATTAAAATGAACGAACCAATTATTGACCACGAAGTGCGCATAAGACTGCTAGAAAAAATAGCAGAAAATATAGACAAAAGATTCGATAAAATTGAGTCGAAAATAGAAGCGCATTTCTATTGGGTATTAGGAATCGTCATAACGCTATTTGGCGGAATTGTATTACATTTGGCTAAATTAATATGAATGATGATAAAGATAAAATTCCCTATTCAGTTGATCCATTCTCAGTATTTATCATAGCCTGGGTGATAAGTATGGTCTTGCTATTAGTTTTTTAAGATAAAAAATAGAGAATGGAAGAAAAAACATGAATATATGCTGCCGAGAGTGCTTGGAACTTGATGATATCTGCGATAAATGCTATGAAAGACGCGGCGATTATGAATATGAAATAATAGAAGATGACGAGAATTGAGGAATTATAGTGCAAGAAAAAAAAGATGAAGCATCACATGATAAAATAATTGAAAATCTAGGACTAATACAATATATCAATTTAGATATCAACTATGATTTAGCATATAGTATAGGCAAAGAAGGCTATCTACTATTGCTTTCAAAAATTGATAGCCTCATGTATCAGATTAAAAAAGTAATTCTATTATCATATATTGGATCAGAAAAATTCGAAGAAGATAAAGATCTATTAAAACTAGCCTTAGATAATTTAATAAAATCTCATGAAGAAATTAACAAAGAAAACAAAAAAGAAAATAATGGAAAAATCAACTAATGATGAGAAAAGAAATTAAAACCTGTCCTTTTTGCGGTGACATAGCTGAATGCACTACAAGCGTCGAGACAAATGAGTTTTTAAAATACAAAGTTGAGTGCACAGGGTGCTTTTGTCGAACTGATCTATACAATCATCCTGATATTGCAATTGAAAAGTGGAATATTCGGCTAAGAGAAATTAAAGAATGAGTATAGAAAAAATTAGATTTATCAGACAACCGGAAGTTTTAAATTTAGTTGGAGTATCAAGAACAACTATCTGGAGAATGGAAAAAAAAGGAGGTTTTCCAAAAAGGATAAAAATATCATCTAATACTGCAGTCTGGATTGAGTCAGAAATCCATGCATGGATGGTAAAACAATATTCCGATTTAAAATAACTTACATGCCGTAAGCCCTATTAAGCCACCCGTCTAGAAATATTTTTTGTGAGGGATCTCTGATTATGATCTCTCGGTAATATGCTGCTCTTTCGCTTCTAAGCGCGATTACCAGAAAATCAATCTCTTGAATATGATTCACTATGGCAAGCGTGTTATCCCCAAAAATACCGTCGTCAAGGCAATAATTAACATTACCCACTACTGAGCATAGGGCACGTTGTAATATCTTCGTAGCGGCTGCCATCCCCATATTAACGTGCATATCAAAAACAAGGTTAGCTGTGACTTGACAGTTGATCTCTTTCCAGCGAGATTCATCCCAGAATATTTTTCTGTAAAATTCTTTTGCTTGGTCAAGAGAAAGGTTTCGTATGTCATCCGGAACTGCATCAGGATAGATCGTCTTATAAAACCGTAAAGATATGCCGAAATTTGTTATGCCACCAGTATCATGTTCGTTGTCTACTAAGCCGCCTTCATTACGTAACATATAATCTACAGCAAACGAAAATGCTGACATACCTAAACATCCTTTTTAGCGTAAATAGAAAATAATAGTACACGGAGTTTTTATATTTGAAAAGAAAGGATTTTTTACCTTCATTAAGCTTCGGCCTTGGAAAGCAGATGTACTATGAGTACAAAGCCGAAGCTCAAATTCAGGACAAGGATGTATGGTTGATAATATATTAAAAATAAAAACAAAACTACAAAATTATAGTTATAAAAAAACCTTGGTGATAAACTCCATTTGCCTATCGAAGGTGGTACTTCAATAGGCTAAATCCATGCGATTAAGCTGCAAAACTTAATCGACTCTCTAACGTATACTATGGGAAGTAGTAATATGCAGATGCAGATCATTATAGAGATATTTTTACGTTCTGAAAAGGCTAGAATTTTAAAATTAAATTCTGCTCAACGTATATTTTTAACCATATTAGCAAGTTACATGGGTATAAAAGATCATTGTTGGCCTGAATATGAAGATTTAATGGCTGATACTGGAATCGCATCAAAAACTACGTTAAATAAAACAATTATATCGTTAGAAAAATTAAATATTATCCTTGTAAAAAGAAAACATAGAAAAAATAATCACTATTTCTTTGATAAATCATTCTTAGTTCCTTGGGTACATATATGGACTCAACGAGTACATATATGTACGCAATTGAGTACAGATATGTACTCCAATAACATCAATAATAACATCACTAATAACAAACGTTCTTCGAACAAAATTCAAGAACAAAAACAAACCGCAAAGTTTTGGGAGCCAGGAAATCCAGATTATGATAGGGTTCACAAAAATAAATGAGGATAACAAATGACTAGACAATCAAAAAATGATCGGCTAAAAAGATTAAAAGAAGGATGCTGTCCAATTCATGGTATATGTATGTCACAAATTGGATTAGAAGAAATATTATTATCTTGTGGACATTATAAAACTGGCAGATTTATTGTAGGATGCGGAAGAAAGGATTGCGATATAAAAGCATATGAAGAAGAAGCATTCAAAGATGCTGTACTTCTTCCTGAATTTGAATACTTACTAGATGAGAATAATAAATGAATCAACTAGAAGAACCGAATCTTTTAAAAGACCTTCGAAAAATGGCAGAGAAAATTGAACATTTAGAAAAAGAAAATAAAACGCGTCAAGATATGATCGCCTGCATTGATCAGGCTTATAATGACGCTTTAGAAAAAAGAATCCTAAAATTAGAAGAACACAAAATCTACCAGATCGATGAAAACCGAAAGATATCAAGTCGAGTCGATGAATTAGAAGAAAATGTTGGTGATTTAGAAGATA